TTATCGTCATAGTCTGGATCTTTAAAATTATCATCGCCTGAGATAAGATCTCTCATTCTTGCTAAGTTGTCGCGTCCATCTTCTGGTGGACCCATAACTGGCATAGGTGGTGCAATATCTTTTTTAATTGCTGTAGGAATTTCTTCTCCAGCACTTGCACCTGTTGTTCCTTTTAATGCATTCATTAACTTAATAACGTCTTCGGCGTTATCGCCTGACATATTAATTGACGCTGATGCCGCTTCATTTAATGCTTCGTCCAACGCCTCAATTTTTTTATACATATCTTCAAATTTCATAATTAACTCCCAATTGGACTTTTAGATTTACCAGCATCTTCCATTTGCTTTTGTTCAGCGTCTGGCTTTACACTCGCTACTGGACTGTTTGTATATTCTTTTCTTACGCCTTCTAATTCTTTTAGTAAATCCATTACTCTATTAGAACCAACTTCTTGTTGTGCAGACTCTGCTTCTAATTCTTCTTTTGTAAGTTTTACTTCATAAGGCTCATTGCTTATCTCTTGATAAACTTCTTGCATAGCATTTACGTTACGCACCATAATGTGTGACTGTGATTTGCCAATGTTATAACCTAAATACTCTTGCATCGCTTCAGCGTGTGTAGGATACGTAACTGATGCTTCGTAATAGGTAACTTCCTCGTTTTGTAACTGAGGGAAATCTAATGGACGTTCTTGGATAGGTGTTTTCTTACCAGGTGTAATGTTTACAAGGCCAAACTTCTTAAGAGCAGTTTCTAACTTATCTGCTACACCTTCATTATCACCGGCAACACCAATCTTAAATTCGTACTGTTTACCGTTATATGCTTCTGTTAAATATTCGCTGTATTTTTTCATAATTATTAATCCTACTACAAGTTATTTATCCATGTTTTTAAGTTTTTCAATTAAACTATTACGATCTGTTACTACATAACCGTCGCCAGCCATTACATTATCGTCATTTCCGGCATCTTTATCCTGTTTTTCTTTTTTAAGTTGCAATTCTACCATTTTAAGTTTCTTATCTAACTTAGCAACCTTAGCATCAAGGTTAGTTTTAAGCATTTGTCCTGCTACTTCAAATACCCTACCGCTATAACGTGATTCTACGTTCATACCTAAATCCATTAGATCTTCGTATGCATCCATGGCCTTTTGTGCAACTTCGTTCAGTTCTTTATCAGCCATTTCGCCAAGACCTTTTACCTGTGGTAACGCCGCTGATATTTTATCAAGTTCTGCAATACTACGCTGTGTTTCTTCGTGTTCGATAACAGCAGTTTGCTTACTTTCTTTTTTTGCGTCTTGCTTATCTTGTTCTATAATTTCTTTAGAATCAGGTAAGTTTAATAATTCTTCTAATTTTTTAGTCATATTTTGGATCCATTAAATGCTACTATTATTTATCCTATTTTCGACTGCCGGAATGAAAAATGTCTTTCTCAGTAACCACTCTAAAGTACAATCCTTTATCTTTGCACCATGCTTTAGCGGCTTCCCACTTAGCCATATTTAAAACTACCTGTGCTTGTTTGTATCTATTTCTACCTGCACTTTCAAGAGTAGTTTGATTGTCTGGTTTTACTTCAATTACTTCTGCACGTTGTTTACCATTTTTATCTGAATAAACAATAAAAAAATCTGGAACATATACCGTTGCTTTACCTGTCAACGGATTTCTATAAGGTATCTTAACTGCTTCACTGGCCCATTTAGCCACATTAGGGTTTTCATCACAGAACTTCATAAAAGCAAATTCCCAACTACTTCTGTATAATGGTGTTTTGCGTCCTATGTATTTGTCTGGATATTTTAAGGAGTAACGCCCTTGTGCAAACTTGGCCATGTTACACCTCTATGTTTCGTGCTTCGGTCCTATTCACAGCGTTGTCTAATTTATAACCTAATGTAGAAATTTTTTCTCTGTTATAATTTAAAACTTCAGTGACAACACTACTAAGTTGAATCTCATCTTGTTTTTTTAATGTATCTAATAGTTGGAAAACATTTACGTTGTCTAACTTTGCCTGTTGTAAAATTACAGTACCAACAGCAATCGCACTTTGTCTTGCAAAGCCTCTACTTTCAAAGAAGCCTACAACTGCATCAACTTCATTACTTGGATAACTTAATTTTCCTGTGAAGTATTGATTAAAAAATTCTTTTACTTCTTTTGCACTATCTGTTCTTGTTGAAGTTGGTAAATTGCTCATTATGCATTCCTTACAATGTTTGCCAAGTTATTTAATGTTTCACTATTTTGTGCCGCTTTGAAAGAAGAACTTGCAGAATTCCAAGCACTGTTAATAGCACTAACTGATGCATCGCCTCCTGCTTTTAAATGTGTTTTCTTAAATGTTGTTGCCTTAGTTAAACTATCTAATGCATCTGGATTACTTGCTAACGCTGATGCAACATCTGATACACTCGTTGACTGTGCCAATGCCGCGACATTAGCCACAACACTTGCACCAGCAATCGCAGTAGTAAGAGAGTTTGCTCCGCCATTGCCTGCGTTTTTAGGAAACAATGAGTTTGCAACACCGCCAACCGGTGCTCCGCTTATGTCGCCTAATGCATCTTTTAAAATATTAAAACCTTCTTGACGTAAACCTTCTTTAGATAAACTTTTTGCATTTCTTAATGTGTTTGCACCTTTTAATACTGTACCTAATAATGCACCCGGTGAACTAAATGCATTACCACTTGTAATATCATCAAATACATCAGCCGCTCCTGCCGCAACACCACCTTGTCCAAACAGACTTGATGTTCCGCCGCCACCTAATGTTAATGGACTTGGTGTTTTATCATAATGTTCTTGTGCAAACCCTTTAGGTGCCGCACCTTCTGTTACTGGTCCTCTTGAATACCAAACAGTTTCAAATGCAATACTCATTGTACTTTGTACTACTTCACTTGATGCTTGATCCATAGTATCATGTTGCCAACTTTGAATCAAAGGATTAACAAGTGTGAATGCAGTATATCTTTTTCTTGACATTTGATATACAATAATACTGTTAAAGAATGGAGCAAAACTATCGTTATCAAAGCCGTAGCGATATTGTTGATTAGATGTTCCATAAACGTTTGCTCTATTATATGCTGAATTCGTACTTAATGGCGAACCTGCTTGGTCAACACTTGCATAGTTTCCATCTTTGTAATAATATCTATAGTATGCTTCCCACATTGCTGTTGTAAGTCCGAAGTTATCATCATGAAATACAACTGTACACGGACTATAGTCTATTCTTTTTTGTAAAACTCTTTTTCTGTTGTATGCGTGTTTTGTTTCTGTAGTAATATCAAACTTAGGTAAGTCGACACTTTTTACAAGCATATTAATTGTATTACCGTGCTTCTGTGTTAACTGAGGAATAATTGCAGACGCATCTGGATTAATGTTAAATGACACATGATAAAGAAATTTGTTTTTAGGTGCAAATTTAAATGCATCATCAACATACAGTCTTGCCGCGTGTTGAAAATCCCCAAGGTTACCTTTTGGATTAAGAGCCCCTTGTGCTAAATTATTGAGAAATGGTGTTAACTTATTTGCCATACTAATATTTATCTATATGAATAAGTGGGTATAGAATAAAAAAGGCGCCGAAGCGCCTTTTTGTGTTTTACGTAATAAAACTACTATTACTGACCGCCACCTGTAACAAGTGTATTGACTGTTCTGCCTACGGCAGTACCAATTCCAGTACCTTGTGGTGTTTGAATTGCGTTATCGTATCTAATGTTAAGTGCTACAGTTACAGCGTCTGATGTTGCATAAGCCAACTGATTGTAGTTTGCACTCTCAAGATAACAACCGTACAATTCAAAAGTCTCTAAAACTGTCGCTGTATTTGCTCCGTTACCACCATCGAGAATTTCGATTCGAGTAACAAATTTATAATCAGCACCTGATGCCGCTGAACTTTGTTCAAAGAAGTCGAACTGTTTCTGTAACTGTTCGCCAACAAGTTTTTGAACGTTGTTGCTAACATCTTCACGTAAGTTAAGTGTAATTGGTTCCCAAGTATGTTTACCTGCCAAGTATACTTTTGAGTTGTAAACATCTAAGGTAATCTGTTCGAAAGATACGTTAGGTCTTGTTACATCAACTACTTGTTTTGTTAACTCTGTAGTTGGAGTAGATACACCAAAGTTTTCAAGCGATACCCTAAAGCGGTATTGCAGTTTTGGCATTAACAAACCTTGTGAACTTGAACTTGCGTTACTGTCCAAAGGTACTGTTAATCTTGAGAGTGATGAAATTGCCATTATTTGCTCCTATTAACTTTATTTATCATATTATAGGCCCGCTATTTCTCCAGTGTTTTTAAGTCTCAATGGAATGTAAATAAACTCCACTGCTTTCACTGGTTCAATTGCTATGTCTACATATAGTTCGTTTCTATCAATTCTTGAAGGCGTGTTGTTTGATTCATCACACACTACCAAGAAGTCATATAACGCTCTTTGACCTACAAGTTCTAACATTAAACTGTCTACTTGTTGTTTAATCTCATCTCTTGTGATCTTGTCGTTTGGTTCAAAGATATACGGTTTTGCAAGTTTGTTAAGTTGACTACGTAAGTAGATAACCAATCTTGCAACATTGATTCTATCTAATGAACTTGCATTTTTTGCTCTTGTTTTTTGACCAAAGTTAACAAGTCCAGCACCCGTTAAGAATGTAATCGGGTTAACTGCATTTGCGTATAATGTATCTCTTTGACCTTCGTTAAGTGCAACAGTTTTAAATTCACCTTCTGCATCAATGAAACCTGCACTTGAAGCGTTAGTAATTCCGCCACGTCTTGTACCTGCTGGTGCAAACCATGGATAAGAAACTTGATCGCTTAGTGCAATAGTTCTTAGTATACCATGTGATGCTGGAACAACTACGTTGTTACCTGCATTATCACTTGTGAATAAACTTGGATAAAACACACCTAAGTATTCATCACTTGTTACTAAGCCATTGTCGTTATCTTCAACTGCTTTATTAACGTTAGTTGCCCAGTTGTTAATTGATGTAGCGTCACTTGTTAATCTGAATGGAGAGTCACCAACGATAAACGCTGTTAATCCTCTGTCATTGTTAAGTGCAACCATTTCACCAATTAGTTCTGAGTAGCCTGGTGTAGCCATTAAGTTAAAGATACGTGATTCGTTATCTCTAATATCTTGGTTACTGTTCATTAATGCTTG